AAAAGAATGGCTAAACAACTGCCAAAGAGTAAGCCAGATTATTCGCTGGAGATTAGATACAGATTAAGGGACGGCCAATGGTCGCCTTGGAGTAATAAAGGCAAAGGATATTTTATGAGTATGGAAATAGTCCAGCGCCAGATTAGATTGATTGCAGCGGCTTATCAAGGGAGAGAGAAAGAGGTTAAATTTGAATGGAACGGAAAGCTCTGCGATTTTACAGGTAATCCAACCGGAAAAGTAATTGAATTAAAATAGTTTTATTGGGTTTATGTTAACTGATAAAAGCCTTAGCCGATTGGTTAAGGTTTTTTATTTACCTTTGAACTGAATAAACAGATTATTTCAGATGGGACAAAATGGAGGCGCAAGACCGGGAGCTGGTCGAAAGTCAAAAGCAGACGAAATAAAGATAATTGAACAAATGGATGCAATTGCAGTTCCAGAGGAGGCTTGGAAAGCTCTTTGGAGCCGTTGCAAAGACGGTGACATTCAAGCAATTAAAACTTGGTTAAACTATCGTTTTGGAATGCCTAAGCAATCAATTGACGTAACAACACAAGGCGAAAAAGTAACGCCTCCAATTGAATGGATAAAATCCAATTAATAGACAAATACAGGCCTTTATTTTTAGAATGGCCACAAAATAGGTATTTCCTAATTACTGGCGGCCGAGGCTCTGGTAAGTCTTGGACGCTTTCCCTATTCCTTTTAAATCTAACTTACGAAGAGGGCCACGTTATTCTTTTTACTCGTTGGACTTTAACTTCGGCCTTTATTTCGATTATCCCAGAATTCATTGACAAAATAGAGTTAATGAATAAAGAAGGAGATTTTGAGATTACCCAAAGCGAAATTATAAATAAGGTCACAGGCTCAAAGATTCTATTTCGTGGTATTAAGACTAGCCAAGGCACGGCAACGGCTAACCTCAAATCAATCGCTGGAGTTACAACCTTTATTCTTGACGAATCCGAGGAACTAAATGACGAAGACGTATTCGACCGCATTGACCTTTCAATTAGAGCGGCAAATAAGCCCAACCGTGTTATTTTGGTAATGAATCCAAGTTACAAGTCGCATTGGATTTATAATCGCTTTGTGAAGCATAAAACTGAGAATTGTAGCTACATCCATACGACCTATTTAGACAACGAGCGCAACCTTTCGCAAAGCTTTATAGACCAAGCGCAAAGAGTTAAAGCGGAAAACCTCCATAGATACGAACATTTATTTTTGGGCAAATGGCTAGACGATGCCGAGGGTTTACTTTGGTCTAAACCTTTGATTGATAAAATTAGAGTTGCAGCCAAGCCAGATTTGGAGCGTATTGTTGTTGCGATTGACCCAGCCGCTTCCGCAAATCTAGAATCGGATGAAACCGGGATAATGGTATTGGGAAAAGATAGCCAAGGCAAAGGCTACGTCTTGGAGGATTTGTCCGGTAAGTATTCGCCTAATGAATGGGCAAAGGTTGCGAGCCAAGCGTTTAAAAATTGGGATGCCGATTGTATTGTTGCTGAAAAAAACCAAGGCGGCGATATGGTCGAAAGCGTTTTAAGGTCGCAGAGCGGCAACGCTAGAATTAAGCTAGTAACGGCCACAAAAGGAAAGTACGTCCGCGCAGAGCCTATTTATAGCCTTTATGAGCAAAATAAAATTTACCACGTTGGGAGTTTTCCGATACTAGAAAAACAAATGGTTACATTTGACCCGGACAAAGGCAAATCGCCCGACCGCGTGGACGCTTTGGTCTGGGGTTTTACTGAATTAATGTTAGGCACAAAATTCACCTTTTCAATATGACAAAAGAAAGTATTACGCTAATTCTATGGATTCTAATTTGCTATCTATTGGCATCCTTTGTTTTCCTATCTTTTAACGTTTTTGGTTGGGAGTGGTATGGCCGTCTTGGATTGGTTATAATGTGGTTTTGGGGAGTGGCTTATTTTGAAAAAAATATTTAATGTATATTTGTTAAAACGAATATGCTATGCTATTAAAGGCTCTAAGGTCGTACATTAATCCAGCGGTCATTTCCACGCCACAGGAACCAAATGCAAACCTCCTCAATCAAATCCTATATGGCCAATTTACGGCCTCAACGCTTGTTGTTTGGTACGACGCTAACCAACAAACATTTATCGACCAAGGTTACAAAGGCAACGCGCTGGTTTACTCAATCATTCGAAAAATAGCCGAGAAAGGTAAGCAATGCCCAACTTACGTTTATAAGGAAACAGAGGCAAGCAAAAGATACAGAGGAGCCAAATACACGACTAAGGAATTAAACCGCTTGCAGTCTATTGCAATGCGAAAAAAAGAATTAGAAGACGTTAATTATTCAGACCCAGTTAGCCAGCTTATTAAGAATCCAAACCCGATGCAAACTTGGGCGGAGTTTCTTGATAATATGCTTACTTGGTACAATACTAGCGGCGAAATATTTGTTTACGGTTTCCAACCTACTGAGGGCCTAAATAAGGGCAAAATTCAAGAGATGTACGTTATGCCCTCCAACTATGTGGAAATAGTTGCTGGCAACCTATTCGAGCCAGTACGCGGCTATAAATTGATTATTGGAGACCAAAACATTGAGATTCCAGCCGACCAAGTATTGCATCTAAAAACCACAAATTTAACTTGGGATTTGAATGGCGCACAACTTCGCGGAATGCCTCCGCTTTTGGCTGGTATTAAGACCTTGCAAGCTAACAACGAAGCGACAGAGGCAAAGCAAAAGACTTTCCAGAATGGCGGCGCAAAAGGTATAATTTCGCCTAACGTTCCTAATCCAGAGTTTTGGCCAAGTCCTGAGCAACGCGCTAAGATGGACGAAAGAATTGACGAGCGAATTAACGGAAGTAAAAACATTAATAAAATCGTTGCCTCTTCAATTCCTTTGCGTTACGATGCAATCGGTTTGTCACCTGTTGCAATGGATATTATTAACTCTCAGAATATGGACTTGCAAACGCTTTGCGGTTTGTGGGGAGTTAACCCGGTTTTGTTTAGCTCCAACGCTACCTTTGCCAATCTAGAACACGCGCAAAAGGCTTTGGTTACCGACGTTTTAATGCCGCAACTTCAAATGATTGAGGAGAAATTTACTGAGTGGATTGGTAGGTCTTACGGAATGAATTACGTTATTGATTTCGACATTTCTAGCTATTCCGAGTTACAACCAGACGTCCAAGTTATTCTAGACACATACGGTAAATCGCCTTACTTTACTGGCAACGAAGTACGCAGCTTATTGAACTGGCACGCGAGCGAAGACCCAGCAATGGACGTTCATTGGATTCCTAGCAACGTAATTCCAAGCGAGGAAGCTTTAGGCAATGCGACAACCGATTTTAGCGATTTCCAAGCGTAAAAAATGAGGCTTATTAATTATTCCAAGGTTAGAAGGTCGGCGCAAGCTGATTTAAAGAGATACGAACGCCTTGGAGTAAAGATGTTTACCGAGGCTCTAAAGCTTCAGTCTAAGCCTAACCCGTCGCCTTTGCCTATGCAAAAGGCATACATCGATTTTTATACGGTTGTATTTGTTGAGTCAGCTACAAAGGAATTTAACCGGATTCGCCAAGACAACCGCGAAAAGGCTTTCGTCCCAGACGATTTCTTTTTAAACACTTGGAAAGAGTGGATTAAGGATTGGGTTTTGCAAAACCTTAGTCAGCTAATTTTTGACGTTAATACCAATACAGATAATAAGATTAAGCAAATAATTGCCGAGGGTTTAGAAGCTGGTTTAAATCCTTTTCAGATTGAGCGGCTTTTGCTTGAGCAAATCCCAGACCCAAAGCGAGCGCGAGCCATTGCAAGAACGGAATCGACAAGAGCGTTTAACGAAGGCAAAAAGAAAAGCGCACAGGATTGGGCAAATCAAACTGGCACAAACCTTTGGAAAATCTGGATACACGGCGGAGCAAAAGAGCCACGTTTTCAGCATATCCAAGCGCAAAACAAACCAATACCAGCTAACTCGTTTTTTGAGTTTATCTCTCCTAAAGTTGGAATTGTTCAGATGGACAAACCCGGCGACATAAATGGCGGAGCGGCTCAGACGGTTAATTGTTCGTGCGTTGTGGTTTACGTTTCTGAAAGATACGCCAGACGTAATTTCCCAGACGCATTTGTTGGCGGTGTAACGCCTCGACCGGTTACGCCAATAGCTACGCAGCCTATTGCGGTTTCAGTAGCTCAAACGCCTATAAACGTGCCAAGCGCTGGTCCATTTAGATACGCAAACACATTAAAGGAGGCTAGAGAAATAGCTAAACAAATAATTATTCAACAAACTAAGTTAAAAGTAATAAAAACCGAATTTAGTTCCGAACTTTCGCTAAATCAATTAAACAGATACAACGAGCAATTAAATAAGCTAACAAGTGAATACAAGCTTTCCGATTATTTAACCGATAATCAAATTAAACTTAGATATCGTTCTAGCGGAAGCAGTTATGGTTACATAAAGAGAACCCAAACAAGTCTTGTTGAGGTTAATTTTGGGCATCAAACTGATTTAGACGAAAGATTAATTGAAAGAGTAAGTAAGGATATTTACGGATTTACTAGGTATGCCGGTAAATCTAAAGTTGACAGAGATAAAGTAGATTTGGCAACATTAACTCACGAATTTGGCCACGTTATTGCGGTTAAAAATAAATTAATGATGGCAAGACATCCAGAGCTTGCAAATTTCTGGTTTGAAATGGACATAATTAAACAATTTTACCTGAAAGATATAAACGACCCAAATAAAATTGCAAATGTATTTCTTGGTAAATATGCCAGCTCAAACGATAACGAATTTTTGGCAGAGGCATTTACAGAATATAAATTAAGCTCAAATCCAAGCCAATACGCTTTAGAAGTTGGGCGACTCATTGACAGATATTTTAAAAAATAGAAATGGAGGCTAAAAAATTAGTTTGCTTTGAATGTAAACATTTTAGAATGTTTCAAGGCGGTTGCGATGCTTTTCCAGATGGAATACCAGACGAAATAACAAGCGGTGAAAATGAACATTCAGAGCCATTGCCTAACCAAGGTAATAACATTGTTTTCGAGCAAGAAGACGAAACGCAATCTGAGGCCTAACGGCCTCTTTTGTTTCCTAATTTTTTTTATTTGTATATTTGCTTAAACGAATAAGCTATGATATTAAAGGGACTTAATCAGGGATTTGCGGATAGCGATATGAAGCAAGGGATTGTTTCTGGCTATTTTGCCGTTTTCGGTAACAAAGATTTAGATGGAGACGTAATCGAACCCGGAGCGTTTAGCAAGACTGTAATGGAGCGCGGACCATCTGGAAAGCAATTGATTAAATACCTTTTGGACCACGATAAAAATAAGGTTGTCGCTAAAATTACCAATCTTTACGAAGACCAGAAAGGTTTGAGATACGAGGCGAAAATTGGTAGCCACGCGGCTGGTCAGGACTTTCAGAAAATGATTGAATCGGAATTGATTAACCAACATTCTTTTGGATTCCGTACAATTAAGGAAATGTACGACGACCAAGCCAAGGCGAATTTGATTAAAGAGGTTATGATGTATGAAGGTAGCGCGGTTCAATTCTTGGGCGCTAATCCAGAGACTACGTTTATCGACCTTAAAAGCGAAGCGGATGCATTCGAGTACCTTACAAGACTTGAGAAGTTTGTTAAGACTTCAGACGCAACCGACGAATTAATTGAGAAATTAGAGAATCAACTTAAATCACTTTTGGAAATGCTAAAGCCAGCCGAAGCTACTTTGGAAAATACGAAAGCCGTGGAGGTTGAAACACTAACTATAAACGAACTAAAAAAAGAACTAGAAAAATGGAAAATCTAACTTTGGATGCCGTTAAAGCGGTAATCGCAGAAGCTGGCGAAGCTCTTAAGGCTAAAGCTAGCAACGCCGAAGTAAAAGCCAACGAGGCTTTTGAAAAGGCAGAATCTTTGTTGAAATCATTTGACAAAGTAATGAGCAAGGACGAAGCTGCTGAAATGCAAAAGCAACTTGACAAACTTGACATCGCATTGCAGAAAAATGCAGTTGAGAAAGAGGTAAGCGCTGAAGATTTCAAAAGCGCATTTATGAAGGCTTACGCGCCTGTTCAAGCTGAAATCGAAAGATTGAAGTCCGAGCCTAACGCTCGTTTGAAAGCTCCTTTGGTTTTCGAAATCAGCGAGAAAGCAGTTGGAACTATTACTTTGGCTTCAACTATTGCTAACGCTAACTCTAGCTCTCAGGTAACTATTTCTGAGTTTACCGGTGTTGTTTCTCCTATCCGTCAAAGACTACTTGTTTACCTTTCTAACGTATCTGTTGGAGCTATCGGTACTCAGTATGCAGTATGGGTTGAAGAGTACGACCAAGAAGGTACTCCAGTAATGATTGGAGAAGGTGTTGAGAAAACTCAAATCGACGTTCAGTACAAAGAGCAGAGAGCTAAAGTTGAGAAGATTGGTGTTCATATGAAGGTTTCAATGGAAATGTTGGAAGATGCCGCTTACTTGGCTTCTTACATCCAATCCAATGGCGTTAAGCGCGTTGAGACTGTAATCGAAAACCAATTGTTTACTGGTAACGGTACTTCCCCTCAGCTTGCTGGTTTGCTTTCTAAGTCAACTACTTTCACCGGCGCTTCTATGGCTGGCGGTGTTGAGGCTGCAACTAACTGGGACGTTATTCACGGAATTATTGCACAAGTTAAAGCTGCTAACGGAACCGCATCTGGCGTATTCGTTGAGACAGGACAATATCACTTGATGCTTTCCGAGAAAGACGCAGACAAGCAGTATATCCTACCAGCTGGCGTTACTTTCAACGCACAAGGTGGAATCAATGCTTGGGGTGTTCAGATTATCCCAACTAACGCTTTGACTGGAACCGCAGCCGACTTCGTTGGTGGTGACCTTTCAGTTATTAACGTACGTTTGAGAAGCGGTTTGCAAGTAGCAATTGGAGAGTCTGGCGATGACTTCATCGACAACTTGAAGACTGTAAGAATCGAGCAAAGATTGGTTCAATTCATCTCTGCTAACGATACTCCTTGCCTAATTAAAGGAACTTTCGCAGCTGCGAAGGCGCTTCTTGAAACTACCTAATCTTTCATAGGTGTTTTAAATGGTAAAAAGGGCGGGAATTTTTCCCGCCTTTTTTTATACAATCACTTGAAAATCAAAAACATTAAAAATATTATTACATTTAAAGAAAAAAACGATGGCCGATTTTACTTTATGCAAGCCGCAAAGATGCAAGCTTAAAATGAGTTGCGAGCGGTATTTAACCAAGCCGGGAGAAATGCAAGCTTACTTTACTAAAGAGCCAAGCAACCAAGATGGAACGGAATGTCCTATGTATTTTAAAAAGAATTGTAAAACGTGTGGTGAAATCTAAAATATGAAAATTACAGAAAACGAGTTTTTAAAGGCTGAGATTGAAAGCCTAAACCTTACAATGGAAAACGCCGACTTTGTTGGCTTGGCTAAAGAAGTCGCAGAGTATTGCAAGAAATTTAACCCAGAAAGCGTTTTGGACTTTGGTTGTGGAACTGGCGTTTATGCCGAGGTTTTAAGACAAGAAGGTTTTAACATTATTGGGCAAGACATATTTAAATCGCATCGAGATTATTGCAAAGAAAATTACCCTTTGCTAAAGGTTTACCAAAAGCCAAAAGAAGCCGATTTAATGCTATGGATTGAGGTGGCTGAACATATGACCGACCAAGAGATTTCAAAGGCTCTAGAGGCCGTAAAACCACGCGTTATTTTGTTTTCCTCAACTCCAAACAAAACAGAGTTTGACGAAGATTGGGGCCACATAAATATTAAAAGCGAAAATGAATGGATTGATATGTTTAAAGGCTTTGGATTTAATTTAATCGAGCAACCAAAAACTCCAACTTTATGGGCGTTAACGTTCCAAAGAATCTAATTTACTTCATTTACTACGGCGGTAAAATAACTCATTACCACAGGCTCAATTTAAAGCTATTAAACAAGTACTGGAGCCTCTTTGACGGCAAAAAGGTGGTAAAGGTCGCAATTGACGGAAGAGCGTTCCTAGAGCCTTTAAAATCGCTTTTACCAAGCGACTGCCAAATTGAGCTTGTGGAAAATAATCGCGTTTTGGGTGAGTCAGTGCATTTTATCGATTCAATTAAACGCGTCAAAGATGGGATAACGTTTTACGCTCATTGCAAAGGCGTTTCTCGACCTATTTGGAGAGGCTTAGACCTTTGGATTGAACACAGCTATAAAGGCAACTTGGAAACGATTCCAGACCTTTCTAATAAAATATTCTCTGGGGTTTGTGGTAAGCTTTTGCCTTGCCCTCCATACGTTCCGCAAGACTTTCATTATTCTGGCTCTTTCTATTGGTTTAATACCGAAAATGTAAAGGCAAGGCTAAAGGATTACGAAATGAATAGGTATTTAACAGAACGCTTTCCGGGTATAATTTCCAAGCCAAGCGAATGCCTGTTTGGCTATCCGTCTTCAAACAAGAATTTGAACTTTTACGAGGAAAAGACGTGGCTGAATCTTTAAAGATATTTTATTCGAATCCGTTCGACTTAAATAAAAATATAGGTAAAGCCTATAACGAGTATTTGAGTACTTTAAATGCTCAAGACGAGGATTGGATTGTAATGCAAGACGGCGACATTCTTTATTTAACCGCAGATTGGGGAAAGAGAATAAACAATGCTTTGGCTTTAGATGGCGATAAATTTGGCTTGGTTGGATGCTACACGAATAGGCTTAGGTCTAAACACCAACTGCATAAAAACGAATTTAGTTACGAATTGGACGTGCGTAGGCATTACGAAATTGCAATGGCTTACCAAGGTGAAGGCATCCAAGAAATTAGCCAATACATTGCCGGGTTTTTTATGGCTTTCCAATACAAGACTTGGAAAAAAATTAGGTTTGTCGAAAATAGTTTGGCCTTTGATTCTCTGTTTTCGATGCGAGTAAAGGAGTTAGGTTTAAAGGTAGGTTTAATTCGGTCTTTGTACGTTTTCCACGGATACCGACTCTGGCAAGACTTTGAGCCTTGGAATGATAAAAAACATTTGACAAAATAAAAATTGTATCTTTATGATTAAATTATTGGTGGACTTAGTACCTTTTGAGAAAGGCGAAGTTATTTGCGTAGGCAAGACCTACAACACTTACTTGGTCGATAAAGGTCTAGCCGTTTGGATTAAGGTGGACAAAAAAGAATTTAAAACGAAATGAGCAAGCCTTTAAACATTAGTTATGCGTCGCAAGTTGCAACTGAGCCAATTACTTTGGCAGAGGCAAAGGCTTGGATGCAAATAGATTTTAACGACTGGGATACGTTGATAACAAACGAATTAATCCCAGCGGCAAGGATAGAATCGGAGAAAGCATCCGGAATGCTTTACGTTCAAAGAAATGTGGTTATCACGAATAATAAAAGAGCTGAGAGAATTTATCCAATTGGCCCTTGGGTGGCGGATGTAACAACGGACGAAACAGAGGTTGAGAATTACACTTATACCGCTGGATTTAATAACTCTAATCCTTTACCGCAAGACCTACAAATTGCAATGCTTAGAAGAATTGCAACGGATTTCGCCTTTAGACAGAATATTATTAGCGTCCAAGAGCAATACGCGCAAAAGGCAAGTATTACAACTGAAACCAAGTACCGAGCTGATTATTTCGTATAATGATAAACTTTGGAAAATACGACCAGAAAGTTGCGTTTGTTAGCTTTCAGAACCTTGGCGATGGAGCTGGCGGAACAACTCCAACGGCTTCGACTGCGCTTACTACATTTGCCTCAGTTACTCAGACAAGGGCATCCAACGCTATTGAGTCTAGCGACTTGGTGTTGCCAAACACTTACCGCGTAGGCATCCAGTACCGCAATAGCTTTACGCCGACTGAAGCTTACCAAATCCTTTATCGGTCAAAGTATTACAAAATTACAGGCGTTCAACTTCTTGACGAACGCCAGCACAAAGAGTACGTTATAACAATGGTAGGCATCTAATGGCAGTAAAGGTTAAAGGATTAGACGCGGCTTTAAAAGACCTCGATAAACAAGAAGACATTGTTATTGAGGCCGTAAAGGATATTTTGTCAAGCGTTGCAACCGATATTGAAAGACAAGCCATTGCAGCTGCTCCAAGTACTTGGGAAGGCTTACCATTATCAATAAAGCAAAGAATCGACAAAGTTGTTGAGGATAACGGTTTAAGTTGGCGCGTAGGCGTACAAAGCGGCGACCCAGACTTTGAGATTGAGGCTTGGTTGGAATTTGGCACGGGATTAAGTGCGCGAGAAATTTTGTCTAATCCTCAATATACGCAAGAAATTAGAGACGTTGCAAGGCGTTTTTACCGAAACGGACGCGGACGAATTATTGGCCAACCTTATTTGATGCCAGCCTTTTTAAGAAATACGGCTAACTTAGTGGATGAAATTGAAAAAGAAATAAACAAGGATTTAGGATGAGAGAAATAGCTACAAACATACGAACCGCAATTTTAGCTGAAATTTCGCCTTTAATAGTTGATGGCGTAACTATTCCTGTTTTTGATACTTTTTTACCTCCAACTGTTTCGCCAGCTAGTTTCATGGGTGGACAAGCGTATGTTTTAATTACCGACCAAAACGAAGCTGAAACAACTAATAACGATTGCTCAATTAGACAAACGGCAACCGTATCGATTAGCATTATAACCAAATTTCCGCAAGGCTCTGGAGGCAAAAGGGCAAGCGAAACAATTAGCAACGTTATTCAGTTAGCTTTGACGATTGATAATTTAGTTTTACCAGCTGATTTGCAATTAATAAACTTACGCAAATCCTTTTCGCGTACACAAATCGAGCAAGGTACAAGCCAAATCGGTTATCAAAAAATTATTGGTTATACGCTCGATATTTTCCAAGTATCTTAATAAATAAAAATTTCTGTATATTTGTTAAAACGAATAAGCTATGGCAACTTACCAATTAGGAAATTTCTTCACATTTGAGTGGAACTCGCTTCCGGTCGTGTGTAAAACCTCCGCCTCAGTTTCTATTTCCAATGAATCCGTAACCGTTCGAAACGATTGTACCGGTGATTATGGCGTTAGACTTGAAGGCGGTGACAAATCTGGCTCCTTTTCTTTCTCTGGAGACCTCGATTTTGCTTCAACTGGAGCCTCTAACCTTTCAGCTTTTGACCTAATGGAAGACATTGGGAAAGTATTTGAATTGGTTTTTGGAGGTACTGAATCAGGCGACAAAATCATTACTGTTGACGCGCAACTTAACTCAATTGAAATTACTGCGGAAAGAAACTCTCAAGTATCTTTCTCTGGAACTTTCGACTTTGCTGGCGCTCCAACAATCACGGTAATACCAACCTAAAACAAATATATGGCTAAATACCATTCAGCTCCCTACAAAGAGGGAGAGATTTTCTTTTACCCAAATTTGGGCGCTTTGGCCAACTTTGAGGATTTTACAGGACAAGGAATTGCGGACGCATTTAGCGGCCAATCAATACCTAAAATCGAAATGATTTACGCCCTATTAATTGAGTGCCACAAAGTAGCTTGCGTTCGCAAAGGAACTAATCCAGTAACATTGGAGGAGTTGAAGATTTGGATTGAAGGTAAAGACGTAATGAAGTTATTTAATGAAGTTTTGGCGGATTTGTTGCTGGAACTTGGAATTGGTGAAACCCAAGAAAAAAAAATTTAACTGAGTACCAAGAAGACGAAGAGGAAGTTTATTCCGCGAGAGAAAATTTAATGCTGATTGTAGGGCGAACAAAAATCCCTTACAATCAGCTTTTTGCTTTATCACGGAAAGAAATAAAGGCGCTAATTAAGGGCCACGAAATAGACCAAAAGGATTTTATCGAATCTATGCGAGTTCACGCGGTTATCGGATTGCAACCGCATTTAAAGAAAGGCGCTAATATTTCGCCAGAGAAAATTTGGCCTTTACCTTGGGATAAAACTTTAAAGCCTTTCCAATCCACAGAGGGCGACTTTGCTAAAGCGAAGAAATTGTTGGAAATTGCATCTAAACTAGAGAAAAATGGCAAATCCAAGAATAGAGGTTGAAATAGGCGCAAATGTAGCTGGTTTAACCGCTGGAGTTAATACCGCAACCGGACAACTTGATAAGTTAGGTAAAGCAGCACAAACAACGGCTCCTCAAGTTCAAAAACTAGCACAAGCTACTAGCAGTTACAATTCTGTAGGAGTTGACTTTGCAAGAATTATTCAAGATGCGCCATTTGGAATTATTGGCGTAGGTAACAACATTACGCAATTGGCTGGCTCTTTTCAAGTATTAAAAAATCAAACAGGCTCAACCGGCTCTGCGGTTAGAGCGGCTTTAGGGTCAATTTTAAGCTCTGGCAATGCCCTAGTTTTAGGTATTTCTATTTTAACGACTGTTTTTACGGTTTTACAACAAAAAGGATTTTTTAAAACAGAGGAGGCAGCTAAATCCTTAAATGAAAGACTTGAAGAATATAAAGAAAATTTAGATGGAATTTCCAAGGCTACTTTGGAAGGTCAAATTAACGCTCAAAAGGAAATTTCAAGTTTTAAGAATTTAACCATACAAGCGGAAAATACAAACTTAACTTTGAACGAAAGATTAGCCGCAGTTGAAAAGTTAAAAAAAGAATATCCAAAATACTTACAGAATTTAACAGACGAACAAATTTTAACTGGTAACGTTGGCGAAGCTTATAAGTCTTTAACCAATGATATTTTGGCATTGGCTAAGGCTAAAGCATTTTCAAATCAAATTGATAAAAATAGCGCTAATATTTTAACTCTTTTATTGGAGGAAGAGCAAAGAGGTATTGAAATTTTACAAAAAAGAGCTGACCTTGAAAAAGCTAGAGCTGAAGACGAACAAAGAAGAGCAATTGGAGCCGCAGCCGGTGGATTTGGTTCGGCTGCTATTTCAGAGGCAACAAAGGTTGAAGGTGAGTTAAATGATTTAATTAATTTAACTATAAGTAGCTCTAAGGAAAGAAATAGATTAACAACAGAAAATTTAAAATTAGAATCTTTATTAGTTCAAGAAAATAGTAAAGGAGCTTTATTTGTAAAAGAAAAAGTTGAACAATCAACCAAGGAACTTGAAAATAATAAAGAAATTAAAAAGACACTTGAAGAAATTCAAAATATCAAGTTTACTTTTCCTAAAATTTCTTTTGATATTCCTAAACAAAGTTTTGGAGGTATTGACACAAAAAACATACAAAGCCAAATTCAAGGATTACAGGCTTTGCAAGCTCAGTTTCAAGGTACTGGCGTAACTATCCAACAGTTTTACGCTGCAATTGCAAACGGAGCGGCCGAAGGTTTTAGCTCTTTAGAATCGTTTACTACTGCTTTAGGAGAAACTCAAGTTTTTATTGAAGAGACATTTAAAATATTAGAGCAAGGCGCTGAAAATACTTTAGGGGACGTTGCTTTTGCAATTGGAGACGCTTTAGCAAGTGGCGGAAACGTAATAAAAGCAGCTGGAGCCGCTTTACTTGGAGGATTAGCTGGTATATTAAATCAACTTGGACAATTAGCCATTGCGACTGGTTTAGCAGTAGAAGGTATTAAAAAGGCTTTACAAACTCTTAATCCAGCGGTTGCAATTGGAGCTGGTATTGCTTTGGTTGCTTTAGCTGGTTTTGTTTCAAATAAAGCAAAAAGCTTGGGCAGCGGCTCAAAAGGAGGGGGGGGTGGGGGTAGCTCAGTAGGCTCCAGCGGTGTTGGAGGTGGCTCTAGCTTTGTAGGTGGTGGCGCACAAGGCGGAATGTTTGCAACGCAAAGAGATTTGAACGGCGAATTGGTAGTTAGAGGCCAAGACTTGGTTTATGTATTTGGACAAGCTAGTAACAGGATAAATAAAGGATAATGGCAAACGATTATAGGCTTTTACTAGCCGTTCGCGAAGGACTTGGCACAATTACAGTTAATGGAGTTGCGCCAGCTGAATTCTACACAGAGGGCGACGTTCTAACGATTGCGGTTGCTCCAGATTCTGGATTCCACACGGCAAAGTGGTATTCTTTGCCTGGTAATACTTTATTATCTCCTCAACTTTCGTTTAGCTTTACGATGCCGAGCCAAGATACCAAGGTTTACACGGTTTTAACTGGGCAAAACGTACCGATTAACACTTATGGATTAAAATACCAAGGCGGTTATGCGACAAATTATGGCGGTAACGTTTGGGATTTGCAAATACAAAAACTTGGCTATTCTGGTGCCGTTACGCCGCTTGAAATCAACGACATTACTTACAACTGGGGCAACACAGGAAACGACCCAACAGAGACAATTATAGGCTCCTCAATTGACTTTACAATCGCTGGAGAGACTGGAGATTTCAACGAGTTTTTAGTTGGTGGAAATAGGACTTGGAAAGTTGTTTTAAATCAAGTTGGAGATAATAACGATATTACAGATTGGAATGGAGTTTCGGTTACAAATGGATATAAAGATATAGTTTATGGTAATGGGATTTTTGTGGCCACGTTTGGGCCATTTTTAGCCTATTCATTGGACGGAATTACTTGGGTTGAGACAATACCTGTTGGATGGCAAGCGAACGCCATAACGTACGGAAATGGCTTATTTGTGGCCGTTGGTTTTGCGGTTGTTAGTGGAACGCCTACTGCTTTTGCTTATTCGTCAACTGACGGAATAAACTGGACAAGTAGAACTCCAGCGGCAAATAATAATTGGGTATCAGTTTCTTTTGGTAATGATTTATTCGTTGCGGTAGCTTCAAGTGGTGCAAGCAATAGAATTATGACCTCGCCCGATGGAATAACTTGGACTGCAAGAAATAGCGGTATTAATCCAAATTTTACTGGCGTTGCTTATGGTACTGGAATTTGGGTTGCAATTTCTGACGCTTCAACTGGCGGTACTACATTTACATCATACGACGGATTTACTTGGGATGAACAAGCAACTGCATTTGGTCAAAAATCTATAATTTACGCTAATGGTTTATTTACTACTGGTAATTTTTATTCAGTAGATGGATTAACTTGGAACGTAGTTTCTTTTGGCACTACTTGTCAAGGTCTTGCTTATGGTAATGGTTATTTTGTTGCGGTTACAAATGGCGGAACTAATAGAATTTTATATAGTACGGATGCAATTACTTGGACTGCAATACCAGCGGCTTCTGTTGCAACTTTTGTTGGAATAGCATTTGGAGAAAATACATTTGTTGCGGTTGCGGATGGAGGACCTACAAATCGAATAAACTACCTTTTATTTGAAGGAATCCAATCTTTCTTTACCGGCTTTATTGCGCCTGACTTTATAACAAGTCCATACAGTAGCGGAAACAAGCTCTTTCAATTTACGGCCATTGACGGATTAAAAGGTTTGGATTCCATTAGGTCAAACTTTGCAAGCTGGCCAGACCCACGAACTCAAGCGCTTTCCGCGGTTGTTGGAGGTTTAAACCAAAGCTTTGTCGATAAAAGAGACGTTTTTGTTGGCGTGAATATTCACGAAACTAGAATGAACGATACTATTTCGCCATTCAGACAATTTAACGTCCCTTTAAATGCTATTTATACCGATGGAGAAACGGCTAAGTTTTCCAACGGCGTAAGGATTGAAAACGAGCAATTGTATTTAAAAGATACCATTGAGCGAATGGTTAATCCTTTCTTAGGCCGCGTATTTTTGTGGAGGGACAAGTTTTATGTTATCCGCCTAAATGAATATAACCAAATCAGTTATAAGGCTTTTACGTTTGACCCTAACCAATCTCTTTTACTTAGTGAAACGATTATAAACGGCGACGATATTAACGCGGATATCAATAGACCAGAGGAAACGGCGCGAAGAGTATTTACCGAGTTTAACGCTTTTCTAAACCTTGGTATTTTGGACAAAGATTCGCAAGGCGGTGTTTTTGATGCCAAGTTTGAATCGACAGAATGGAATTTTAATAGCTCCGCTTCGCCTTACCCAAACACATACCAATTAACGCTTTGGGATTACCATAACGCGATTCCTAGCTTGCAACCGTCTAGCGTTCCAAGTGGAGCTACTGCTTTGGTTCAATACGTTGCCGATTCTAGCGGTGAATATTGCCAGATATGGACAACAACCACAACGGCTGGCGCCAGCGACCCAAATATTAGCTGGATTTCTGCGAATACGAATAGTACTGGCGGAGCGATTACAATAGCGCAAGAAACGGCCAATACAATTTCTTTGACCTTTGAATACATGGTTGAAAGAGTTGGTTCAGCTTTCCCTATTACTCCAGCCGGTGGAACGCATTCCGTTGGCTTAATGGTTAAAATTGGTAATCAGTATTTATACAGAGATACAACGACGACTTTTGATTGGACGGCAACGCCTACTGTAATGCAATTCGCGGTTACGGCTGGCAGCGTTTGGAATAGCATTGCAATTAATAACGTTTTAGTTCCAGTAGACGGCGAAGTTGAAATTAGGCTTTATCAATTGATTTGTAATGGAGGCACGGCGAACAGATACGTTATACGTTACGATAACATTTCTTTAAAGATTGAAAAAACGGACGGCCTTTCGCTTTCTAAATTGGGAGTAAAAGCGGTTACCGGTTCTCCTTACGCAAACGTTCACCCAGATTACAATACATACATTGGCGACGCAATAACTAGCAACTCAGCTTCGGCAATTCAGTTGCTTACGGCTGGCAATCCTGTTTCGGAGTTATGGAGCCGAGATGGAGTAGAAACCTTACCTTTGTTAGATATTATCGTGCAAGAATTGGCTAACTTGAAAGGGCGAACCAATTACAGAATTATGGCAACTTTGGAACGTAGACCAATCGAACCTTGGCGCTCCTTTTTATTCAACGGACGTTATTGGGCGCTAGTTAGCTACCAACTAAATTGCAGAACAGGAACGGCGCAAATTGAACTTTACGATTTAGGAATTGAACCAACGACATAAATGGAAGACGTAAATATTAGCAAATACAGAGCGAGCGTTGTAAGGGAAGGAAGCAAACCAGCTTCCCCCGGCTTTGTAGTTTCTGAGGGACAAAGTCCAACCGACCCGGCTGGCAGCGGCCAGAATCATTTACCAGTAACAATTACTCCGGAAGCTACTGGTTTATCAATTACTGAAAATCAAGTTTTAGGAGGCGCTGGAACGGTTGCGCAATACATTCGAGGCGACGGCTCTTTGGCTGATTTCCCAGAGTCTAGCGGTGGCGGTTCGTCAGTTAGTTACTATTTGAATGGCTCAGTAAACCAAGGAACAATTGGCGGCGTTGCTTATAAGGAATTAAACAAGGTTCCCATTTTGGGAGCTGGAACGCAGTTTACTATTTCCGCGGATGGCTATATTGCTTCTTTTTTAACCGATGCTGGCGACCCAAATTTGCTAGAAATTCCCGGAGGTAACTGGAACTTTGAAACCTATTTTAGCGCGTCAAGTAGTGGAGGTACTCCAAACTTTTACGTTGAGCTTTATAAGTACGATGGCACAACATTTACTTTAATAGCGTCTAGCAGTTCGGCGCCTGAGTTAATTGCATTTGGCACAACTTTAACGCCTTACTTTTCTAGTTTAGCAGTACCTACAACAACTCTTGCTTTAACTGATAGATTGGCCGTTAGATATTACGTTAACCATTCTGGTCGTACAATTACGATGCATACGGAAAATAATACCTTATGCCAAATAATTACCACGTTTACGACTGGTTTAACGGCTTTGAATGGGTTGACCGCTCAAGTGCAAAACTTTGCGGTTGGAACTACAGGAACGGACTTTAACATTGCGAGCGCAACGGCTACGCATACGTTTAACTTGCCTACTGCAAGCGCTACAAATCGAGGCGCTTTGAGTTCTGGCGATTGGACGACATTTAACAATAAGCAGAATGCGCTAGGATTTACGCCAGTTCCAGAAACTCGTACAATTACCATTAATGGAACTACTCAGGATTTAAGCGCTAATAGGACTTACAACGTTGGCACGGTTACAAGCGTGGCGGCTTTGACTTTAGGGACAAGCGGTACGGATTTATCTAGTACGGTTGCAAATGGCACGACAACGCCAGTAATAACGCTAAACGTACCTACTGCAAGTGCATCGAATAGAGGTGCATTAAGTTCGGCGGATTGGTCTACATTTAACGGCAAACAGAACGCTTTAACGCTTACAACTACTGGCTCAAGTGGCGCGGCTACTTTGGTAGGTAGTACCTTAAATATTCCAATTTACTCGCCAGATTTAAGCGGCTACGTTCCAACAAGTAGAACGATAACTATTAACGGAACGACTCAAGACCTGAGCGCAAACCGCACGTTTAACGTGGGAACGGTTACCTCTGTCGGCTTATCCTCAGCAACTAGCGGCGTAACTATTGGCTCTACTCCAGTAACTGGTAGCGGAACAATTACGCTAGCAATTGCAACGGCTAGCGGCTCTCAAAACGGCTTGTTATCAAGTACCGATTGGACAACGTTTAACAACAAGCAAAACGCTTTAACTAACCCTGTGACAGGGACAGGAACGGCAGGACAAGTTGCTTATTGGTCATCATCTTCTGCAATAACAGGAGAGTCTAATTTATTTTGGGATGCTACTAATGATAGGCTTGGGATTGGTAATGCTAATCCAGGTTACAGTCTTGATGTAATTGCTCCATCTGCTACTGATTCTAATATATTCAGAGCAGGAATGTCAGGGATAAGTAATGGATTTACTGTCCAAAGAGTATCTAGTAATTTTAGATATACTTTTTTAGATGGGAATGTTGGGATTGGTACGAATGGACCTAGTGCTATGCTAACATTGCTAGGACTTACTCCATTTATTAGAATTGAAAGAAGTGGAGTTAACACTTGGCAAATTCAGAACAACAACAATGTCGGTACAATAACAGGTTTTTCAATAAACAATGTAACGGCAGGAACTACACCTTTCTTTATTAACCAAGATACTGGGAACTTATTACTTGGTGCAACTGCTGATAACGGTTTCCGACTAGATGTCAACGGAACAGGGCGGTTTAGTGGGAATGTTTCTTTACAAAATGCAGCTTCTCCAAGAGTTTCTGTGGAAGGAAATACATCAACAGGATTCCCAGGATTTAACCTTAGTAATACCACTCAAGGATACGAGATAATTGTTAGAGGTAATATTTCTAATACTTTTCAAATAAGAAATACAACTGCCTCTACTGATTTAGTAACTATTACTTCATCAGGTAACCTTGGCTTAGGAGTTACACCGAGTGCGTGGTCGGTATATAGAGCATTCCAATTAGGTACAGGAATAGCAGTAGGTGGGTTAATGGGAAGAACAGATGGTGTAAACGAAATTAACTTTGGACTGAATTGGACTTATACAGGTGGTGCTTCATTAACATATATAGCATCAAGTTTTGCTACAAACTACTACCAAAAAGAAGGCACACATATTTGGCAAACCGCCCCATCAGGAACGGCTGGCAATGCTATAAGCTTCACCCAAGCGATGACATT